GTATTCTTAATCTTGTTATGCTTCATTTTCTTCATTGCGTTTTCTCCATTTTGCAGCAAAAACATAGAAATTTACTTTTTTCCGTATATAAATATAAAAGTATTCTTTTATTTAACATCTTTATCATCCAAAATGTTACTCTCATCAAGTAAATTTGACTTTTTTTCATTAAAAACCTCTTCGGTAGTAGATTTTAACGTTTCCGAAAGAATTTTTCTCTTTCTTTTTATTCCACTAACAATTTTATTTACGTGTTCCATTGAAACGGGGCTACCTCCTTGATACGCTCGAGGTTTATATTCCTTCGGTGGTTTATAATGCATCCCCTTCTGTCCTATGGGATCTCTACCAAGTGGATGATCATCAGTCTTATACTTTAAACCTTCGGGTGGTCTACCTGCACCATCCCATCCGCCATCAGGAACATCTATCGCTTTAAGATTTTTATCTTCTGCAGTGGGGGGTCCTCCAGGTGGTTGTCCAGCACCATTACCACCTTCTGCGCTCTGAAGAATGGCTAGATCGTGTGGTGTTCCAAATGATTGATTAGTTTTAACTGGATCGTTTCCTTCCTGTTCAATCTGTTCATATCTATATTTTCTCTTATGATCGTCTATAAGATCCTTTCGAATATTGCGAACCTCTTTATCATCAAAATTAAAAAGATTTTCATAAATCCATTCAGTTGACATTATATTATCTGTTATCATAGAACTTGCAACACTTACTTTTTCGTTCCATAAAGCAACCTTTTCTTGTTCATAAATAGTTGAACTGTTTGTAAGAGATAATTCAAAATTAACTAATTGATCATCAGTAAATCCTTGTGCATATAAATGAACTATAGCAATTTTTGTTAATTCACTTGTAACAATTCTTTGAATTCTTTCGATGGTTCTAGCAAAACGGACATCTTCAGCTGCTAATGTTGCCTTACCTTCAACTTGCTCTTCATATCCTAAAAATGCCTTTGGAACTCTTAATGAAGCCATCATTTTATTCCGTAAATATTCAATATCTTCAACGGCTTCATATGTTAGTCCTGCTAAAGTATCAATCTGCGTTCCACTATCTCCACCACGAACAGGAACATAAAAATCTTCTGTAATATTTTGCATATTATATTTTAAATTATATTCTCCTGTGGCTTGATCAACTAATGGAACTTTCTTTGATTTATTAATAATCTGTTGCATATAATTATCTACTTCATTTGGTGGAATATTACCAATGTCAATTTTAAACACTCTTTTTTCTGGTGCTCTCATAATTCTGTGAACTAACATAGCGTCTTCCATTAACATTAATTGTTTCCATGTTTTTCTTGCAGATTCAACCATAGATTTACCATATGGAACAAAATTAGAATCAGATAACAAACGAAAATGTGCTACTTCATAATTTTCAAGATGGTGCATTTTTCCAGATCCCATCACCATACTCTCGCCTTCAAGACGAAATTGTACTAAATTTGGATTGCTTGGATCAAGCCCCTCTTCCCTCATAATTTCATATGGTGAAATGGGTTGAACGCCAACTACACCTAAATTTTCTGCAATATTCAATTTCATAAAAAAATCACCATATTTAGTCATATTTCGTACCCATGGCCACAAATTAAATTCAATATTCAATACATCATAAAAAAGATTGCGTAAAAGCTCAGTAATTTCTTCATTTGAAGAACGAATAGATAACACCTCTCCAGATTCATCTTTAATTGTAGATTCATCTGCATAGATATCAAGTGCAGATGCTATAATTGAATCTGCATCCATTTCTTCATAATCTCTAAACATTTGTAATCTAAGTGCCTGAATATCGCTCCCTTGTGGATATCCATAAGACGTATGCCCAGTTGTATGTAAACGACTATATCTATCAAGTAAATAATTTGTCCTCTTTGTTCCATACTGTATTTTATTAACATCTGCGACCTTTACTTTGTTTTCGCCAGCTTTACGAATAATAATATTCGTTGAAAACAATCGTCTCAATCTGTTAAATATATTTCTATCTGCCATTTATAACCTCTCTTATTCTGTTTTATTATCTAATAACCAATTCAAAGACTCATTTTTCCCACCTACATTCCATGCCCATGTATCATTTGTAGGCGTATCGTTAATATAAAGTCCTTGATTAGTTTTAAATTCACTTAATGTTTTTTTGTGTAGTTCTATACCTTCCGCCCTTAAACGTAATGCTGTATCACGTACCCACAATCCAATTGCCATAGACATAACAAGATCATCATTATATCCTCTCAATGCCTCAGCCTTATTATTCTCATAAACAAATGTAAATAGTTCATCAATCAATCGTTTTGATTTAACAACCACTTCCTTCTGTCTAAAAAACTCATCTAATTTTGCAATTACCAATGGTCTTGTTCTTACTGTAGTTGAAAACCCTGGTACCATCTTTCTTTCCTCCGCTCTATATCTATTTGTTACCTGCCGTTTAACATCAACATATTTTAAATCTTGTGAAGTATAAAATAAATTATCATAATCTCTATCAAGAGCAGTTTGAATTGACGCCCACCCAATAGAATTATTTTCAATAATCAATAGAGCATTATTATATTCTAATGCTATGTTCACACACAAATTACCAAAATCTTGTGGAGAAATTTGTCCTTTATATTCAGCAACCTGTTTTACATCTTCAATTTCGAGTACATGAAATGCTGAATAATCTTGCCCATCTCCTCTTGCAACGTCCGCACATATAACATAATCTTTTGTATAATCTGGGTTTTCCCACACCCATAAATTTGAATCAATATATCTCTTTTCAATAGGATCTGAAACTAACTCGTCCTCATACCATTTTAAAATTAATCCGTCAATAACACCTTTACCAGAAGTAATAAAATCTGTATCGCATTCTTGAGCTGCTAATGAGGGACCCAATAATACGTCTTGTTCATCTCTCCATTTTTGGTTGCGTTCTGGATGTAATGTCCAATGAAGTTTTAGTGTGTTAAAAGTATTTTCTCCAGCTAAAGCTTTTGTCCAAACTTCATGAAACCAGTTTCCCACACCATTTGGTGTAGAAACAGCTATACAATCACCACCAGTACTCAAAGTTTGTTGGGCAGCTGCCCATATCGTATCGATTTTATCAATAAAAGCTGCCTCATCAAGAATGAGAAGTGAGAGTGCCTCTGATCGTCCAGCGTCTTCACTACTTGCAACGGCTTTAATCTGTGAACCGTTCGCATACCTCAAACTTAACTTATTATCTTCAATACATCTATTTTTTAACCAAGTAGGAAGATTAGAGTGCATAAATCGAACTTTAGTTACTAAGTTCTTTGCAGTATCTTGTTTTGTTGCTACAACAAGAATATTCTTATCAGAATGAAAAGTCATCAACCACAATGAATATCCAGCAATTAATGTTGAAATACCTAATTGTCTGGCTTTTAATACTACATTATATCTATTCTTCTCATATGCATTCAACACCTCTTCTTGATAATCATAGAGGAGAAAAGGAATTTTACCTCGTGTTGGGTGTTGAATTTCGCAGTATTTTTTCATAAAATATGCTGAATCTGAAGCACATTTCAAAAATTCTGATTTAATTATATCTTTTAACTCGGAATTAGCCATTAGTCTGTTTCCTCAGCTCCTGCCCAATTTTTATCTACATAATCAAAAAATTCTTTTTTCTTTTCATCGTCCATATCTGCTGGTGACTTTACACCAAACTTACTAAGAGCTTTCTGAAAAAACTTTTGATATGCAGTTTCTTCTTCTCGTATCATCTTTCTAAGGATTTTTCTCAGTCCGACTTCTGTTAATTTCATTATTTATCTCCAATTTTAATTTGTTAACTGTCCAGCCATCCACACAGATAAAGCTGTTCCAGATACTCCGTAGAACATCCATAGATATTTATTATCATACCACTTCGGAGTCACTACTTTTAAACGTTCTTCATATAATTGAATTCTACTATTTAATTCATCAATCATCATCTGATAATTAGCTACCAACAAAGAATCATTTTTACTTTTACTTATATACATATATATCTGATTTTCTAAATTCTCGACGATTTCTTTGTCAATTTTACTTACGTTTTGTAAAGAATCTATCTTTGTTTCATACCCTTTCAATGTATTGGCAATTTCTGCCACTTCATCTGCAGTATATGTAAAAGTACTCTCTTGAGCGTTCAATGTCCACAATGACATTAAAAAACAAACAGTCAACATCAATTTTGTCATAAAATCTACCCTAAGTTATACCCATCATCCTCATCGACATGACGTTTAACTTTGTCTATTGCAACAGCTGAAATTGGTCTTAAATCTTCACCATCATCATCTGGTCCTGTTCCGGCTTGTGCCGATCCATCTTGATCAATAAAATACCATCCTTGATAATCCATTCCTGTATCCTCAACCAGAAAATCACCACCCTCTGTATGTGCTACTTTAACCCCTTCCTCAGCTTCGGCTCTAACTTGACGCTTTAAATCCGCCGTAGTCACTACTGATCTAGCCAATAATTCTGCTTGTCGTTTAGTCTTCTTATCACGAGTTCCGATAAATGCCTTTGCACGAACTTTTTTCGGTATT